TTGCCAATGAGCATATAGTAAAAACTACCGATGACCACACTTTTTCGAGAGGTGAAAACAATGAAAGACTATGAGAAGTCCTTTATCAATGACGCCGGGATTGAAGAATGGGTAACCACCGATAGCTTCGGAAACGAAGTACATTGCTACGCCGACAAGTTCGCTGAGGTACATACCAAAGCTCCGATTTGCGAATGCGGCACACCGCTGGTCGAAGAAGCACACGAGGAGTGGTACTGCCCCAAGTGCAAGACTACTCGGAACAGTAGTGAATTTTCAAGGCCTATCCGTCCTGAAAGCTATATGGCACGCAATCTTGCACCCCATGAGGATTTCGGCGAGTATAAGTATATGCCCGATGCAACTGGTCACATGATGTTCGAGGTAGGTGCGCCGAACTACGACCTGAAATTCTTCAAACTCATCTAACGAATAACATATTTTATTGCCCTTATGTAATTCGCGTAAGGGCTTTTCTTTTTGCCCCAAAACCCATCTCGCGTGAAAAATTCACGCGAAAAAATCTGCCTCTTTTATGAGGAGGAGTAGAATGCGTCTCAGACGTGCTCTACTCCTTTTTTATTTTGGAGGTTGACATGTTAGAAAACACATTCAAGACCGGCTTGGTGAAAGAGTTGAAGTCTCGCTTTCCCGGCTGCATTGTGCTCCACGCAGACCCTAACGAGATACAGGGTATTCCTGACCTCGTGGTTCTGTACGAAGACACATGGGCCGCACTGGAAGGCAAGAAGTCAGCAAGAGCATCTCATCGCCCAAATCAGGACTACTATGTAGAAAAGATGAACGAGATGAGTTATGCTGCTTTCATCTACCCGGAGAACAAGGAGGAGATACTGAATGAACTGGAACGATCATTCCAGGCTCGTAGGTCTGCACGCCTTTCTGGGTGCAAGTAAGTATCATTGGATAAACTATGATGCTGCACGCCTTGCTGAGACCTATGCCAGCTATCAGGCCAAGGAAAATGGCACAAGGCTGCACGCATTTGCGGCAGAGTGTATTGCTCTTGGTCAGAAGCTGCCGAAGAGCAAAAAGACGCTCAATGCCTACGTCAACGATGCCATCGGCTTCCGTATGACGCCGGAACAGGTGCTCTATTATTCGGACAACTGCTTTGGCACAGCAGATTCTATTACCTTTAAGAACAATTTACTGAGAATCCACGACCTCAAGACCGGAGCTGTTCCTGCACATATGGAGCAGCTCTTTATTTATGATGCACTTTTCTGTCTGGAGTACCGCGTACACCCGCAGGACATCCAAATCGAAAACCGCATTTATCAGAACGATGATGTCTTTACGGTCAACCCGACCGAGGCCGAAATCAAGCCTATCATGGACAAAATCATCGAGTTCGATAAAATCATTACGGAATTGAAGTTAGGAGAAGCAGCATGAATCCGATTGAAAAAGACATCAAATTCTTTTATGACGTGGACGACGAGACCGACAGCCTCGAACACTACGGTACCAAGCGCCACTCCGGCCGCTATCCTTGGGGCTCTGGTGAGAATCCTTACCAGCGTTCCGGTGATTTTCTTTCCCGTGTGGAGGAGCTGAAGAAGACCGGCAAGTTCACCGAGAAAGAGATTCTCGAACAGATCAACGCAACGCTGCCCGACGAGTACAAGATGGGCACGACCGAGTTCCGTGTCGCTCAGCAGAAGGCTCTTCATGAGCGGAAAGCACTCCAGTACGACCAGATTCGCGCTCTGAAAGATGACGGTCTGAAGTGGACTGAAATCGGCGAGAAGTTAGGCCTTTCTGAGTCTACTGTTCGCTCCATGTACAACAACGGTATCGGCGAGAAGGCAAATCAGGCTCAGAAAATCGCCGAGACGCTGAAGGCGGAAGTCGATAAAAAGGGCATGATTGACGTGTCTGAAGGCACAAATCTGGTTCTTGGCGTCTCCGAAGGTAAGCTTGACGAGGCCATCTACATCCTCGAGGCTGAGTATGGTTATCAGCGCTACGGCGTTGGTATTCGTCAGCCAACCAACATCAACCAGCAGACGAATGTTACTGTTTTGGCAAAGCCCGAGTACAACCAGAAGTATGCGTATGAGCATCAGGGTGACATTCAGTCTTTGGGTGACTACCACTCGGATGATGGTGGTGAGACATTCCAGAAGCTCCAGCGTCCGTCCAGCATGAGTTCCGACCGTGTTGCGATTCGCTACGGTGACGAAGGCGGTCTGGACAAGGATGGTGTTATCGAGATTCGCCGCGGCGTGGATGACCTGAGCCTTGGCAACAGCCACTATGCGCAGGTCCGCATCATGGTGGATAACAGTCACTACCTCAAGGGCATGGCTGTTTATTCTGATGATGTGCCTGATGGATATGATGTCATTTTTAATACGAACAAACCCTCTGGCACGCCCAAGATGAAGGTGCTCAAGCCCATCAAGGACGACCCGGACAATCCCTTTGGTGCAGCTCTTACTGCGGCTGGACAAAGCGAGTACATTGGTGCCGACGGGAAGAAGCATCTTTCTCCCATCAATAAGCTCCGTGAGGAAGGCGAATGGGACACGATGGCAAAAAATTTGTCCTCGCAGTTCCTCTCCAAGCAGCCCATCAAACTCATTAAGCAGCAACTCAATCTTACTCTGGCTGACCGCAAGGCTGAGTACGAAGAGATCATGAACTATGACAACCCGACTATCAAGAAGAAATTGCTGATTGATTTCGCAGATACCTGCGAGGGGAACTCAATGACATTGAAGGCTTCGTCTTTCCCGGGTCAGTCTACTAAGGTCATCCTGCCCCTGACCAAAATCAGCGAGAAAGAGTGCTACTGCCCGACTTATGAGAACGGCACTCAGCTTGCGCTGATTCGTTATCCTCATGCGGGTACTTTTGAGATTCCTATCGTTACGGTCAACAACAAGAATGTCAGTGGCAAGCGGAACTTCGGCAATATTCAGGATGCCATCGGTATCAACTCCAAAGTTGCAGAGCGCCTGTCTGGTGCAGATTTCGATGGTGATACTGTCGTTGCTATCCCCGTTTCCAGCAAGGTGGCTGTCAAAGCGACAGCTGCACTGAGAGACCTGAAAGACTTTGACCCTAAGACTGCTTATGCTGTCCCGGAAGGCAACCCGAATGGTGTACGCCTGATGAAGAAGGAAGAAAAGCAGAAAGAGATGGGCATCATCTCTAACCTCATCACGGATATGACACTCCGCGGTGCAGATGAAAAGGAGATTGCTCGTGCAGTCAAGCATTCGATGGTTGTCATCGATGCAGAAAAGCACAAGCTGGATTACAAGCGGTCTGAGCGGGAGAATGGTATTCAGGAACTGAAGAAAAAGTGGCAGATCCGTGTGGATGAGGACGGCAATGAACACTTTGGTGGTGCATCTACACTGCTGTCTCGCCGTAAGCAGACCGTATATATCCCCGAACGTAAGGGCAGTGTCCGCATTGATAAAGAAACTGGTGAGCTTATCTACAAAGAGTCTGGCCGCCGGTATTTCGATAAGAAGAAAGGCGAGTTTGTCGATGCACAGCAGAAGGTAAGCCTGATTTCCATGACGCCCGATGCGCGCACCCTCTCTTCCGGTACACCGCAGGAGAATCTGTATGCAGATTTCTCGAACGAACTGAAAGCACTTGCACGGCAGGCTCGGAAAGAAGCTGCTAACATGAAGGGCTTGGTTTACAGCCCTGCGGCTGCCAAAGAGTATCGCGCGGAAGTTGATTCCATCAACACGAAGCTTGAGGCTGTCATTGCTAACAAGCCGAAGGAGCGCCGCGCCATGGTGATAGCAAACGCGAACATTAAGGCAAAGATTCAGGCTCTGGACCTTGATCCTAAGCTTGACAAGAAGGAAATCAAGAAGATCTCTTCCGTTGAGATGCAGCGTGCGCGTGATTCAATCGGTGCAAGCGGAAGCAAGACACGCATTACGTTCACAGACCGTGAATGGGAAGCGGTGCAGAAAGGTGCAATTTCGGATTCCAAGTTGACAAAGATTCTTAATGCTTCTAAGTCAGATGAAATTGTTAAGCGGGCAATGCCGAAGACAGCAACTGTAATGACCAGCGCGAAGATGGGCAAAGCAAAGGCGATGCTCGCCAACGGCTATACCTATAACGAGATTGCAAAAGCTTGTGGTGTTCCTGAGTCCACTGTTTACAGTGCTCTGAACAAGTAAGGAAGGCTTTGAACTATGATTCGATGCTTTTTAACAACGACCGATAACCCTTACAATCCGTACAGCCAGTTCGAGGACTGGTATCGTTTCGATATGGATAAGGGCTACAACTCCTGCGGACTGCTGATGCGGCTGGCCTATACCTCTGACCAGTTGACGGATGCAGAGAACGCATACGAAATTGAGCAGGCTATTGACGAAATCATCGCCAATGACCCGCTCAACATCTACAAGAAGCTCAAGATGGAGGTCGAAGACGGCACGACCCTTGCGCAAAGCGCGTAAGGGGATAGGGAGGGGTCGCAAAATCAACACCCCCTCTCAAATCGCGCCGGTCTTTGATATTTCTCCGGAGGGATAATTGATATTTGGGCTTTCAGGCCCTGGTGTCAGTTTTCCATTGATATTTTTACAAAGTAAAAACGCCAGTATCTGATTCGTGGTCAGGCACGGGCGTTTTGTTGGTTAGTTGTTCTCTTCGCTGTCTTTGGCAATGGAGTAAAGCTCGGCCATTCGGTTAAGGATTACTGCTGCGCCTGGAAGAAGCTCTTCGACAGTCGATTTGCGTGCGGACTGTTGCACTGGAAGAGCTTTTGCGGCTGCTCGAATACGTTTGTTGCGCATATAAGACATACCTCCTTTACATTAGAGTTTGATGTGTGTTCCAATTTACTTTGATTTTTTCGTGCTCTAAGTATACGAGGATGTTCTGAAATGTCAACCGGAAATTAAGACGAAAATTTGTTCTGTAATCTTATGGCAGAACAAAACAACTAATCATGTAAACTTGCCGAGGTCTGGGGAGTAGACCGGGCTTCGGCGGTTTTTCTAAGGGTTCACGGGTACACTCCCTTATTATACCTTCGTGGTACGGGTATGGATACGTTTTCATGATCGTTCAACCTCCAATAGAACTTTCCAAAAATCATCTCCTCCTTTTGTGTCGAGTTACTGCTTTGCTCTGACATACCCGTGAACCCTTAGAAAAGCCTTTTATTTTTGTCATGAAGTTATGCATGGCAAACTTTGCAAAAACAAAAAACGCCAGCAATGGCGGGTAAACCAAAATCTGGCGGATGAGAACGCGAACGATATTTGACAGAATTTTACAGAAAGGATGGTGCCGGAAATGGGCGCAAGAAAAACTTCCGGCGCTGACCTGCCCGCAATGAGGCCGGCACTGACTCCGGAAGCACGAGAAAACCAGATGATCTCTCTGGCAATGGACTTGGTGGAAAAGCGGATACGGGAAGGAACAGCCTCTTCTGCAGAGACCACCCACTTCCTGAAGCTGGCGACGAGTAAGACGATGCTGGAAAAGCAGAAGCTCGAGGAAGAGAACAAGCTCCTGCGGGCTAAGACTGAGGCCATCAATGCAGCAAAGGACAACGAGGAGCTGTACCTGGAAGTGCTCAAGGCCATGAAAGAGTATTCCGGCGAGGATGATGGCGAAGGAGAAGAGTATGAGTGCTGAGGTGTTCCGGATGCTTTGGGTCGTGGCAGTCCCGGCGTTGTTTGGAGAGGTGTTCTGGTTCAGTGAATACGGCGGCGTGAACGAGAAACAGGACAATATGGTGTGGGCCGTGTTTTTTGCGACAGTTACATTCCTGATTGCGGGTGCATTTGCAATGGACCACGGGTACATCTGAGAAAGAGGCGGCTCTATGACAGAGTTCGAGAGGATACTGTTGTCGAGCTTCCTTGCATGTTTTGCGGCCTTTCTGCTGGCGGTATGGCTGGGGAAGAAACCGGATAATACCTTGAGTTGGATTGCACTTTGCGGGGCGGACCTACATGGCATGATATTACTGGTGTACGAACTCATGAGGACACTGAAATGAAAAGCTACAGCGAGATGTGCCGATGCGGGACGTACGAGGAGCGGCTGGCATATCTGCAGCTGCACGGAGAGGTTGGTAAAGATACCTTTGGGTTTGACCGATACCTGAACCAGGACTTTTACCGCTCGAAGGAGTGGCGACAGTTCCGGGACAGGATCATCGTGCGGGACGGAGGCTGCGACCTCGGGTGCAAAGACCACCCGATCGTGGACATCGCACTCAGCGGCGGAAAGATGAGCCGGGCGCGCATTACGGATACACCACATCAACCCTCTGACGAAAGAGGATATTCTCGAGCACCGGGAAGCACTGTTCGACCCGGAGAATGTCATCAGCGTGTCGGATGCGACACACAAGGCCATCCATTACGGGGACGAGAGCGCCCTGAAGCCGACGTATGAAGAACGTAGACCGGGCGATACATGCCCATGGAGGAAGGTGTTTTGACAATTTAAGAAAGAAATCGGGTGTAAACTTAGTAGCAAAAGTGACTGGGAGAATTTGACATGAAGATGATAAGAGACTATAATATAGTAAAGTATGTCAACTCTATCATAGGAGGACGTCAAATGCTTCTGGACGGAATTCTTAGTCCCTATAATTTCTGTAAAAGGTATTCACTGAATGATAGCGTGCTGGACTATATCGGTTATATAGATGAAGAACCGTTTTATATCCCTCCATCTTTTAGCGATGTAAAGACAGAAAAAACACTGTCAACTTTGAAGCCTAAGTTTGTCTTGCTTTCTGCTCCTGGCGCAGCAGGAAAAAGTTCGTTAGCAAAATATATTGCACATCGGTTTAATGCCCTTTACTGGAATCTGGCAAAGGTCAAAGTGGGCACGAATAGTTTTGCGGGCTCTATTCTTAACGCCGTAGGTGCACCGAAATATTCAGAGTTCATAGCTGATTTGAATGTTGGCAATGTCCTGTTAGTTATTGATGCCTTTGACGAAGCAGAAATTATTTCTGGAAGAAAAATGCTGAATGGTTTTATCGCAGATATTAGCGATAGCTTGTCGGCGCATACGATGCCGACAGTCTTTTTGCTGGCAAGAACGGAAACTGCTCAATATATTGCTTCGTTCTGTGCGGAAAACAAAATTTCTGTCGCTCATTACGAAATAGGATTTTTTGATGAATCTGCGGCTAAGTATTTCGTTGTGAAAAGCATTGCAGGAAAGAAAACTCCGACAAAGCCTGACGCCGAATGTGCGGAAAAGTATTATAATGTGGTTAAAAGCAATATCACGGACGACGAAAGGTTGTCTTTTCTGGGATATGCTCCGGTATTGGAAGCAATATCGACACATATTAAGGAATCGCCTAATCGTCAAAAAATGATTAGTGAACTTTCGAATCAGAAAGATTGCGTGGCTATTATCACAAAAATAATGGACGATCTACTTAACCGTGAGCAGACAGAAAAAGTAAGTCTGGCGTTTAGGGAGAGATGCGCAGCCGCCCACCCGGAGTTTACTGACTGGGGAAAGGTGTATTCACCAGAGGAACAGTTGGTTAGAATCATATACTACATTATCTTCCAAGATTGCAGCTATAAAAATTATGAATTAAACTTTTTGCCGCCGCAGTTAGTCGCTGAATATCAGTCGATAATTGATTCCTTTTTACCGCAGCACCCATTTATAAGGAACAGTGCCATAGGAAATGGGCTCGGAAAAAAGATTGATTTCACGGGGCCGGCATTTAGAGATTATGCTTTAGCTAAAATCATACTGAATGAGGAATATGAGACCTTAGCGGATATGTACTTTGAAAGTTCGCAAAGTCAGGCTTATGTCCTCTCGCAGATTTTCTTCGACTGCTATATGCGGATTTCCAATAAAATGGTTCAGCCAAATCATATTTCTTATGTGTATGATTCTTTCAAGGCCAAGGCTACTGTGTATGAGCGTCCGTATTTGGAATGCACAGAGATTCCTGCATCAGAAACAGAGAACGCAAAATGCATGGTAGTGTTCGGAATGATTCCTGGACAAAAGAACGCAATAAAAAGAGAAGATTATATTGCTGAAATAAATTTGACCGAGCAACCGTTAGAATTTGATCAGCTCGTCAGTGTTTCTATTGATATACCTGATGCGGAAGTGTATGTTGGAAAGGCAGGGATGGACTGTAGAATTTACAACTCGTCTGTCATTTGTAAAAAAATTGAGTTAAAGGCGAGAAATATTTCTATTGAGTCGTACGATCCCGAGAGTTGCTTACTTGTTGCACATGAAGGATTCACGGGAGAACCCGTAATGATTGATGTTGCAAAAGCAGACAATTTAAGAGTCAACGCACCAAATCTAAAGAACTACTATTCACTGATTCCATACAACTATGATTTTGAGGATATATCAAATTTTGATATTGTAAAGTTCATTCATGCGATGCGGTGTATTCTGGTAGAATTCAGAACACATCGCAAGGATACTTTGGCCAAAACGGCGGATAGAATCGAACATGTTACGGTTGGTAATAGTGTTATAAAACGGCAGGTGCTGGATTATCTGAAGGCTTGTGGAATAATTTATGAGTCTTTTCATCTTTACAAGATTGACGAAGCAAAAATGCAGGAAAAAGGTATTTTCTTTAATGCATTGTCTCGCATGGACACTGTTCTGATGAATCCAGCGTTCCTCGATTTCTGTAGATGGGCTGATAGCTCTAACTGAATAAATTTTTCTGGCGCACTGACTTGACAGTCGGTGCGCTTTTTCTTTTCTATAAGGAGTAGTTATGGACAGCATTCTGACAAGCGTGAAGAAGCTGCTGGGGATAGCGGAGAGCTACACGGCGTTTGATGCGGACATCATCATGCACATCAACGCGGTATTTCTGGTGCTGCAGCAGCTGGGAGTCGGGCCGGAGAAGGGCTTTGGCATCGTGGACGCAAGTGCCGTGTGGGACGACTTTCTGCCCGGAGACGAGCGGGTGAAGGCCATCGCGTCCTACATGGGCGCAAAGGTAAGGCTCGCGTTCGACCCGCCGCAGAGTTCGACCGCCATGGAGGCGCTGAAAAATACCGTTGCAGAAATGGAGTTCCGGCTGAACATCGAATTCGATAAAGCGGAGGCATAACCATGACGTGGACGACTGCGTGGATTTCCATGAGGCAGGGACATAAAGTGCGCCGTCGGCACTGGGCAGAGAACTCCTTTATGGAGATCGTCGGAACAGAAGTCATCATTCACGCACCGGACGGCACAAGCCGGAATCTCCGGGAAGTCCAGAATCTGGCGATGTACTTATGCATTACCTGCTGCGACGACTGGGCTATCGTAGAGGAAGAAAAATAAAAGGAGAATAAAATCATGGCACTCTCGAACACGGCCACGCCCATCTACTACGGCCGGTTCAGGGAGGCCGTGATGCGGGGCGAGATACCTGTCTGCCGGGAAATTTCAATGGAAATGAACCGGATAGACGACCTCATCGCAAACCCGGGCGTTTACTACGACGACAAGGCCGTCAACGGCTTTATCAAGTTCTGCGAGAGGGAGCTGACGCTGACCGACGGCAGTGATCTGAAACTGCTGGACAGCTTCAAGCTCTGGGCAGAGGAGATCTTCGGCTGGTACTACTTTGTGGAGCGGAGCGTGTACGTGCCGGACCCCGGCGGACATGGGGGACACTACGAGCGCAAGCGTATCAAGAAGCGGCTCATCACCAAGCAGTATCTTATCATCACCCGTGCGGCTGCAAAGACCATGTATCTGGAGTGCTTACAGGCCTACTTTATGACGGTGGACAAGAGCACGACCCAGCAGGTGACGACTGCCCCCACCATGAAACAGGCAGAAGAAGTCCTATCGCCGTTCCGGACAGCACTGGCGCGGGCGAGAGGGCCTGTTTTTAAGTTTATGACCATGGGCAGCATCCAGAACACCACGGGTGCGAAGAGCGACCGGGTGAAGATGGCCTCCACCAAAAAGGGAATCGAGAATTTCCTGACGGGCTCGCTGCTGGAGATACGCCCCATGACCATCGAGAAATTACAGGGCCGGCGCGACCGTGTGGCGACCGTGGACGAATGGCTCTCCTGCGACATCCGGGAAGACCCCATCGGCGCCATTGAGCAGGGCGCAGCCAAGAACGAAGATTATCTCATCGTGGCGGCAAGCTCGGAGGGTACTGTCCGAAACGGCTGCGGCGACACCATCAAAATGGAGTTGATGGAGATCCTGAAGGGCGAGTATGTCAACCCGCATGTCTCCATCTTCTATTACAAGCTGGACTCTATCGACGAAGTAGGCAAGCCGGAAATGTGGCTGAAGGCGAACCCGAACCTCGGGCAGACTGTGAGCTACGAGACTTACCAGCTGGATGTGGAGCGCGCGGAAAACTCGCCCGGCGCACGGAATGATATTCTGGCCAAGCGCTTCAACCTGCCGATGGAAGGCTACACCTACTTCTTTACTTATGAGGAGACCCTGCGGCATCGACACCGGGACTTCTGGCAGATGCCCTGTGCCATGGGCGCTGACCTTTCGCTGGGCGACGATTTCTGCTCGTTTGACTTCCTGTTCCCGCTGGAGAACGGATATTTCGGGGTGAAAACGCGGGATTACATCACCAGCTACACCCTCTCACAGCTTCCGCTGGCGATGCGGCAGAAGTACGAGGAGTTCATGAACGAAGGCACTTTGCAGGTGTTCGACGGGACTGTGCTGGACATGATGCAGGTTTACGACGACCTCGACGCCTACATCCTGCAGAGCGAGTACGACGTACGGGCCTTTGGCTACGACCCCTACAACGCGAAGGAATTCGTGGAGCGGTGGGCGCAGGAGAACGGCCCGTTTGGCATCGAGAAGGTCATTCAGGGCGCAAGGACGGAGAGCGTGCCGCTGGGTGAGCTGAAGAAGCTGAGCGAACAGAGAAAGCTGCTGTTCGACGAGGCACTGATGGAATTTGCCATGGGCAACTGCATCACGCTGGAGGACACCAACGGAAACCGGAAGCTCTACAAGCAGCGGCACGACAAGAAGATCGACGCCGTGGCAGCGCTGATGGATGCCTACGTGGCGTGGAAACTGAACCGGGATGCATTTGAGTGAGGTTATATATGATAGGTGACTGGTGGGATCATATTGCCCATGCAATCAGTTTGAAGTGAAGGCAGGTGAGAAATCAAAATGGATTACTGGAAGTTCATGGAGCACGGGCTGTTTGGGAAGGGCAGCGAGCGGAAGAGCCACAAGTATTACCAGCGGGTCGAAGTAGGCACGGACCGGAACGGCAACACGGAATATTACTACTTCTACAGTAAGGAAGCATACGACAACTACCGGAGAAGCCGGGCGATCAGCAGAGGCGAGGACCCCGACAGGAAGCCGACCCGCGCCCAGCAGAAGGAGTGGGACAAGCAGAAGACTCTGAACGGCAAAGCACGGCTCACAGGTGAATACCGGAGGGAGAGGCACCCGAACGGGCGCGGTGCGTGGGTGGCCACCGAGGAGTACGAGGACAAAGACGGTAAGCTGAAGCTGCGCAAGAAGTACATCTCGGGAGAGCAGGCAACAGACCTGCGGAACAATATGTACCGAAAAAAGCGGGCCGAGGCAGAGACGGGCAAGGAAAAGAAAGCTCGCATGAAAGCCGCCAAGAAGCGGTATAACAAGAAAATGTCAGCGGCACGCCGGAAGCGGGCGGTACAGAAGGGCGCACAGAGAGTGGCGCGGTTGCTGGAGCGGAAGCTGACATTGCAGGGAAAGTGAGGTGACAGCAAAGTGCAGGTATACAAAGACGAACTGTACCACTGGGGCATCAAGGGCATGAAGTGGGGTATGCGGCGGTACCAGAACAAGGATGGCACCCTGACTGCGGCGGGAAGGAAGCACTATGGAGACAGAAACGCAGGCGAGGAAGCTGAACAGGTGGAGTATGCGCCGAAGCGGACGGGGAAGGACGCCAGTGCGTATACAGATGAGGAGCTTCGTGCCAGAATCCAGCGTATGCAGATGGAAGACCAGTACCGTACCCTGATGGGCAAGACCGACGTCCGGGTAGATGACCCGAATCGCGAGTTGAAGCTCGAAAAAGAGCGGTTGCAGCTCCAGAAGGAAGTCAAGGAACTTCGGAAAGAAGTTTATGAAGGCAAGAGCTTTGTCAAAGACATCATTTCGGACGGAACCAAGAAATTTGCAACGAAGGCCGTTGATAACATTGAATCTCAGGGAGCTAAGTGGATTGCCGTGAACGTACTCCACAATCCCGAACTGGGCAATATGTTCGTCCCGGATAAAGGCAAAAAGAACGACGATAAGAAGGACGATAATAAGTAAACCTCTCACCGCTTCGGTCCCGCCGAAGGCTGGCGCCTTGCGGAGCTCCCCTATCAGGAGAGCCGTGAATCAAGGAGAATCAAAATGGAACTTTCATTTGGCTCCCGGCTGAAACATGCCTGGAATGCATTTCTGAACCGGGACCCTCCCCGGGTGTATGGAGGGGGCTACAGCTACCGACCCGACCGGCCAAGGCTGAACCGGACGACCGACCGCACCATCCTGACGGCAATTTACGCCCGGATGGCGCAGGACGCCACAGCTATCACCATAAGCCACGTAAGGCTCGACGAAAACGACCGCTTCGATGCGGTGTTGGACTCGGGCCTTAATTCTTGCCTGAACCTTTCGGCCAACAAGGACCAGACGGGCAGGGCTCTGCGGTACGACATCTATCTCTCCCTGCTGGACGAAGGCGTCATTGCCATCGTTCCGGTGGACATCGACGAGGACCCGGTGACGGGGGAGACAGAGATCCTGTCGATGCGGGTGGGCAAGGTGAAGGAGTGGTACCCGGACGATGTGCGGGTGGAGCTCTATAACGACAGGACCGGGCAGAAGGAAGAAGTCATCCTGCCGAAAGAGCGGGCGGCTATCGTGGAGAACCCCTTCTACTCTGTCATGAACGAGCCCAACAGCACCGTCCAGCGGCTCATCAGCAAGCTGCGCATCATGGACGCCGTGGACGAGCAGGCTGGAAGCGGAAAGCTCGACCTCATCATCCAGCTGCCCTACACCGTGAAAAGCCCTGCCCGGAAAGAACAGGCACAGGAGCGGCGGAAGACACTGGAAGAGCAGCTGGCGGGCAGCCGATACGGCATCGGCTACATTGACGCAACGGAGCATATCACCCAGCTGAACCGGAGCCTCGAGAACAATCTGCTGAAAAGCATCGAGTACCTGACCAACATGGCTTACAGCCAGCTGGGGCTGACGCCGGAGATCATGAACGGCACAGCGGACGACACTGTCATGACCAATTACGAGAACCGAGTCATCGAGCCCCTTGTGGCGGCTGTGGTGGACGAACTGAAGCGGAAGTTCCTGAGCCGCGAAGACCTCAAGGCTAAGCAGAGCATCATGTACTTCCGCGACCCGTTCAAGCTGGCACCTGTCTCGATGGTGGCAGAGATGGCCGACAAGTTCACCCGTAACGAGATCATGACGTCGAATGAGTTCCGTCAGGTCATCGGAATGAAACCCTCGAAAGACCCCAAGGCAGACCAGCTGCTGAACAAGAATCTTTCTCCCAACGCGGGACAGGCGGCACAGATTGGCAGTGACCCCGCCGCAAGAGGGTGAGAGGCTGTGGAGCAGATGGTAAATGAATCTTAAAAGAAAGGAGAAATCAAAAAAAATGGTGAATTTTGACTACGACTGCAGCGGCTGGGCGACTAAGGCGAACACGAAGTGTTACGACGGGCTGACCATTGCAGAAGACGCATTCAAGGGCTGCAGCGGCCAGACTGTACCGTTGGTGTACAACCACGACCACAACAGCCTTGACAATGTCCTCGGCCACGCACTGCTGGAAAACCGCAAGGGCGGGGTCTACGCCTATGCCAAGTTCAACGACACGCCCACCGGCCAGACGGCCAAGAAGTGCGTGGAGAACGGCGACCTGAACGCTTTTTCCATCTGGGCCAACGGTCTGCAGAAGGCCGGACAGGTGGTGAAACACGGCGTTATCCGGGAACTGAGCCTCGTACTGGCAGGCTGCAACCCCGGCGCGCTCATTCAGGAAGTGGTGAAGCACAGCGCTGACAATATGGACGATGAGGGCTGCGAAGCCTTTATCTTTAACGACCCGGGCAGTCTGAGCCTCAAACATGGCATGGACCCGGAGGGCAACCCGCTGGAGGAGGCCGTATTGGCCCACTCCGACGACAACAAGGAGGACGGCAAGATGGCCGAGGAAACCAACGGTAAGACGCTCGAAGAGGTCTACAACAGCATGACCGACGAGCAGAAGGAATGCTGCCATGCACTGGTGGGTCTCGCTCTGGAAGAGCAGGACGGTGACGGCGGCGAAGACGAGGAGGATGAAAGCGACATGAAGCACAATGTTTTCGACAAGGATGCGGGCAAGCAGACCGTGCTGAAGCACAGCATCGACGACATCAACAACATCATCAAAGGTGCAAAGACCAGCGGCACCCTGAAGGCGGCCTTCGACAACGCCGGCGTGGAGCAGGGCGAGATCGATGAGCTGAGCCACGGCATCGACAATATCGACTGGCTGTTCCCGGAAGACCACCTGCTGGATACCACGCCCCGCATCATCGACAAGCCCGACGACTGGGTGAGCGTAGTGATGGGCGGCGTGAAGCACATCCCGTTCAGCCGCTTCAAGAGCATGTTCGCAGACCTGACCCCCGAAGATGCCCGTGCCAAGGGTTATGTGAAGGGCAATTATAAAATCGAAGAGGTCTTTGGCCTGCTGCGCCGCTCCACCGGCCCGACCACTGTGTATAAGAAGCAGAAGCTCGACCGCGACGACGTGAACGACATCAACAGCTTCGATGTGGTGTCCTGGCTGCGCAACGAGATGCGCTACAAGCTGAACCGTGAGCTGGCGCTGGCCTATATCCTGGGCGATGGCCGTCAGGCGGCAAGCGAGGACAAGATCGACGAGAACTGCATCCGTCCCATCTTCAACGATGCCGACCTGTTTACCATCAAGGTACAGGTGGCTACGACCGGCCTGAGCAAGGTGGAGGACAAGTACAAGGCCTTCATCAAGCAGGCCATCCGCAGCCGCAAGGAGTACCGCGGCAGCGGCACCCCGACTATGTTCACCACCGAGGACGCTCTGACCGAGATGCTCCTGCTGGAGGACGGCATGGGCCGCACGCTCTACGCCGACGAGGCTGCTCTGGCCCGCAAGCTGCGCGTGAGCAAGATCGTCACGGTGCCTGAGATGGACGGCCGCAAGGGCGCCAAGGGCGGTGATCTGGCCGCTGTCATCGTCAATCTGGCCGACTACACCGTGGGCGCAGACAAGGGCGGCGCTGTCTCCATGTTCGACGACTTCGACATCGACTACAACGCCATGAAGTACCTCATCGAGACCCGCTGCTCCGGCGCACTGACGACTCCCTACAGTGCTATGGCCATCGAGTGGGCGGCGTAAAGAGCGCCGGATGCCCTCTCCGTCAGCTCAGCTGACACTTTTCCTCAGAGGGCAGGCACAGAATAAACCTCTAAGGCGCTTTAACTTTAGAGCGCTCGCCCGTTAGGACCTCTCTGTCGGCTGCGCCGACACCTCCCCCTTGAAAGGGAAAGCTTTGGCAGGACGGTTTTGAGACTGCTGGACGAATGAAATTTCGTCTGGACGTAAACGGCAGTGCGCTGCTAGAGAGGGCAGACACTGCAAAAGAAAGGAGATCAAAAATGACCCTGAAACCTTTTTATGATCGTACCGAGGACGTACATGTGGGCGCATATGTCGCTTACGGCCACACCGACGGCAAGCTGTACGCTGACGCCGAGCACAAGATGAAGGTGAGCGCCGCCGACCTTGGCCGCGCCTTCATGCTGGGCCGCCTTATCGTGTGCGACGGCAAGAACTACTTTGCGTCCATCGCATACGCAGAGGCCACCGGCGTGAAGACCTATGACGGCACTGCCGCCAAGAGCTGGACGGCAAGCAAGGAGTAAACCCCTCAGGCGCTTCGCGCCAGCTTCCCTACCGAGGGGAGCCACTGGCGAAGAGGGGGAGGTTTTTCAAAATGGTAAGATACTCCTTGCCCAAGGATGAACAAACTTTACCGCCCTGCCAAAGCCTCTCCTCGCCAGGAGAGGTGGCATTGAGCGAAGCGAAATGACGGAGAGGTTATTATGGCAAAGTGGTTTGGAAAAATCGGCTTTGAAGGGCGGACTGTGGAGACGGCGCCCAGTGTCTGCACCGAGGAAACGGTGGAGCGCGAATACTACGGCGATGTGCTGGAGTGGGGCCGACAGCTGCAGGCAGGGGATGGAGTGAACGACAATGTCATGTTCCAGAACCGGCTGAGCATCGTGGCAGACCCTTTTGCCCACGAGAATTTCGGCTCCATGCGATACGCCGAATTTGGCGGCGTGAAATGGAAGGTGGCGGACGTGAAAGTACAGTACCCGCGCCTCATCCTGACATTCGGAGGGGTATACCATGAGTGAGCAGAGACTGAGGCTGGACGACATTCTCCGGAGGGTGCTGCAAGAAACTGTCGGAGAAATACATCTGTACTATCAGCCGCCCGCCAACCTGAAAATGCAGTACCCCTGCATCCGATACGATTTGAACCGCATCCGCAATGTACACGCTAACGGCCACGTCTATCTCCAACACCCTTCCTACACGGTGACGGTGATGACCAAGACCCCGGACAGCGACCTCACAGCGGCCGTGTCACGCCTCGACCAGTGCAGATACGACCGCTCTTATATTGCGGACAATTTATACCACGACGTGTTCACTATGACCGCCTGAAAAACAAAAAGGAGGAACAAGACCTATGAGCAAACTGGAATGGGATAAGACCGGCGAGCGCCTGTATCATCTGGGCGTTGACCATGGCGTCGTTTTCCCGATGGTGAAGGGCAAGTATACCACCGGCGCACCCTGGAACGGCCTGACCGCTGTGAACGAGAGTCCCGACGGCGCAGACCCCAACGACATCTATGCCGACAACATCAAGTACGCGTCCATCCGCTCGGCAGAGAACTTCAAGTACACCCTCGAGGCACTGACCTATCCGCCCGAGTTCGAGCAGTGTGATGGCTCTGTCGAGGTGGCAAAGGGCGTGAGCATCGGTCAGCAGAAGCGCTGCCCCTTCGGTCTGAGCTACCGCACCCGCATCGGTGCAGACGACGACCCCGAGAAGGGCTACATCATCCATCTGGTATGGAACAGCACCGCTTCGCCCTCGGACAAGAGCCACGAGACCGTGAACGAGAATCCGGACGCCGAGACCTTCAGCTGGGAGTGCGACACCACCCCGACTCAGGTGACTGGCTACAAGCCCACTGCCCACATGACCATCAACTCCACCCTCATCGAGGCTGCAAAGCTCAAGCTGCTGGAGGACAAGATCTACGGCACCGAGAACAGTGAGAGCACCCTGCCCACTCCGGACGAGGTCATCAAGCTGCTGGGCGGCGTTACCGAGGTAGCTTCTCCTAACGTGGGAGTCTGATAGGAAAGGACGATTCGAATGATCAAGAAAGTAATTCCGTACACCGACTTTGACGGCAATCCGCGCGTCGAAGAGTTCTGGTTCAATCTGACCAAAGCCGAGATGATGGACCTTGGCCTGAGCAAGGACGGCGGCTACGACAAGTACATGGAGCAGCTGATGCACAGCACCAAGGTTGGCGAGGCCATCGAGGTGTTCAAGAAGATCCTGCTGCTGGCTTACGGCAAGAAGAGCCTCGACGGCCGCAAGTTCGAGAAGAGCCCTGAGATCACCGCAGACTTTGTGGCGACTCAGGCTTACTCCGACCTCTACGTGGAACTGGCAAGCGACCCGGACAAGGCCGCAGAGTTCATGAACGGTGTGATGGGCGCAGACGTCCGCAAGATGGTGGCTGAGAACGAGGCCAAGGCGAAGGCCGCCGAAGTTTCCGCCGCTGTGGCCGCAAACAACGCCCCGGCGCTGGCCGTGGCGGACCCGCAGTAAAACCTCTCAGTCTCGCTTCGCTCGACAGCTCCCCTAGTAGGGGAGCCTTTGACATATCGGGCCACTCTAAGCTGGATGAGAGAAGCCCAATAGGGCGTAAACGGCAGTGCGCTGCTACAGAGGGCAGGTTTCATAGAAACCTTATCTTGAAAGTGGAGCACTGTCGATTGCAAAACGAAGAACCCATATCAACTAAAAAACAAGCCTGACCGTCACGCCAGAGCCTCTCCTTTTGGGAGAGGTGGCTGCGCAGCAGACGGAGAGGGCTATGACAGGGAGAGTGACGAGATGCTGACCATCCAGATACCCGGTGAAGAATACTGGGATGCTGACCGGGAGGAATTCATCTGCCGGAAGGCCACAACGCTGGCGCTGGAGCACTCGCTGCTCTCTCTGTCTAAATGGGAAAGCAAGTGGCACGTGCCGTTTCTCGACGCAAAAAACGGGCTGACCCCGGAGCAGATGCAGGACTATGTGCGCTGCATGACCCTGAACAAAGGGGTCCCAGACGAAGCATACCGCCATCTGACGCAAGAGAACTGCACGGCTATTTATACATATATGAACGACCCGATGACCGCAACATGGTTCCGGGAAGACGAGAATACAAACAAAGCCGGACCCCGCTCAGGAAAAAGCACTGCAAGTGCCGTGACGAGCGAGGTCCTGTATTATGACATGGTGGAGCTGGGCATTCCGTTCGAGTGCGAAAAGTGGCACCTGAACCGGCTGCTGACCCTCATCCGTGTCTGCAACGAAAAGCATAAGCCGCCCAAGAAGGTATCGAAGAGCGAACAGGCGGCCCGGAGAAAGGCGCTGAACGCCAAGAGAAAGAAAGAGCTTGGGACAAGAGGATAGCTGCTCTTTGTCTGAGCTGGACGAACAGAGTTCAATAGGGCGCGAAGGGCTGGCACTGCTACAGAGAGAAGGTGGGTTCGTGTCCAAAGTTATTCTGTTCCGGCAGAAGGGCGGTTTCAAGAAGACGGAGCGCTTCCTGAAAAGTGTCAGCGCCGGGAGACTGGACGCTGTGCTGGCGGGATACGGTCAGAAAGGCGTGGAAGCGCTGGCGGCGGCAACGCCCAGGAAGACCGGAAAGACGGCTGCCAGCTGGAGCTACCGGGTGGAAAAGGGCAAAGACAGCATCGCCATCATCTGGTCGAATTCGAACATCGTGGACGGAACGCCCATCGCCGTTATCCTGCAATACGGACACGGCACGAGAAACGGAGGGTACGTGGAAGGAGTTGACTACATCAACCCCGCCATGCGCCCTATTTTTGACGAGATAGCCAAGAGAGCATGGGAGGAGGTAAGGCGGGAGTGAGTCAGGAGATAGACCAGCGTGTGGTCGAAATGCGGTTTGACAACGCGCAGTTCGAGAAAAACAGCCGGGACACCATGCGGACACTGGATAAGCTGAAAGAGAAGCTCAGCTTCAAAGGCGCGGCAAAGGGTCTCGAACAGGTGCAGGCCGCCAGCGAGAACGTGGACTTTTCCGGCATGGAGAAGGGACTGGACACGGTTCAGGCCAAGTTCAGCGCACTGGACGTCATCGCCTTTACAGCCTTGCAGCGCATCACGGACAAGGTGATAAGCACCGGCGAGCAGATGGTAAAAAGCCTGTCGGTGGACCAGATCACCAGTGGATGGGACAAGTATAACGAGAAAACTTCCAACGTCCAGACCATCATGAACGCCACCGGCAAGAGCATCGACCAGGTGAACGGCTACCTGAATAAGCTGATGTGGTACTCGGACGAGACGAGCTACAGTTTCAGTGAGATGACCAGCGCGCTTTCGCAGATGACGGCGGCGGGCGGCAAGATCGACAAGATGATACCCATGATCATGGGCATCGCAAACGCCACGGCGGATGCGGGCAAGATGGGCTTTGCGTTCCAGAGCACCATCCGAAACCTGACCCAGAGCTACAGCGCCGGGCATTTGCAGTTACAGGACTGGAAGAGCCTGAACCTGATGGGTACGGCGACGAAAGCTCTGAAACAGGAGCTTATCGACACTGCGGTGGAGCTGGGCGTCATCAAAGAAGGCGAAGTGACCATCGCTAGTTTTGAGTCGAGCTTGCAGAAGAAGTGGGCCAACACAAAGGTCATGGAAAAGACCTTCGCAAAGTATGCTTCCATGATGGAAGCGGCCTATGAGCTGACCCAGAAGAACCCGGGCATGACCAGCTCGGAGGCGCTGGAACAGCTGAAGGGACAGTACGGGGAGCTGGCAGAACGCGCCGCTCTCGCCGCCCAGCAGGCAACCAGCTTCGGGCAGGCCATCGACTCGACGAAAGACGCTGTCAGTTCAAAATGGATGTCCGTGTTCGAGACGATCTTTGGCAACAAGGAAGAGGCCACCGACACATGGACGGAGCTGGCAAACCGGCTGTACGACATCTTTGTGCCTTCCATTGACGCCCTGAAGGACAGGATGAAAGAAGGCCTCGACAGCGGCTGGCAGCAGATGCGGGACGCTTTTGGAGACCAGGCAGACGCTTACACGACGGTGCTGGAAAAGCTGGCGCTGGCAAATGGCGCTGTGACCGAAGAGGCCGTTGAGAAAGAGGGGAGCTTTGCGAAAGCTTTGCAGAAAGGCAAAGTGAACGCCGAACTCCTGACGACCAGTCTCAGTGACACCATCAAGACCTATGCAGAGCTGCTGGAAACGATGGATGAAGGCGACCCGAGATACCCTTACATCCAGAAGGACTACGAAGCCTTTCTGAAGCTCAACGATGCGGTGGCGGACGGCAGTCTTGACCTTGCGCAGTATGCGGAAGGGCTGACGGAGGTGTCGGGCCGGGAGCATCTCTTCAACAGCCTGTGGAACATCATGGACGCCATCGGGAAGGTCACAGGCTCTGTCCACGAAGCCTTCACCGAGATATTCCCGCCCACCAGCGGAGAGCAGATACACTCCATCGCCGAAGGGCTGGATGTGATGACCAAAAAGCTCATCATCACGGATGAGAGTGCGGCGAACCTGAAGCAGACCTTCAAGGGCATCTTTACAGTGGTGAAGGTGCCTCTGACCGCCATGACGACGCTGGCGAAGACCGGAGCAAGGGCTTTTGGCGTACTGGTGGACGTCCTGCGGCCGGTGGGAGCAGTGCTGCTGAAAGTGGCAGGAAACATGGGGAGCTTTGTGTCCGAGATGCAGAGCACCCTGCTGGGAAGCGGGACGCTCAGCGAGAAGCTGGACGCCATCGCGAAGAGCGCCAAGAAGCTACTGGACCCGCTGACCACGCTGGGCGATGTGCTGAAAAAGAGCATCGGCGAGAAACTGAGCGAAGCGAGGAAGGAAATTTCAAAATGGGCCGACAGCCTGCCGGACGGAGTGCGCGAGGGGGTCTACACCCTGCTGGGCATTCTGGAAGGACTGGGCGCCGGTACACTGACCGTGGCCGGTGTCGTGGGTGGAGCGCTGAGCGACCTGAAGAAAAGTGCGAACAAAGCAATCGGCACTGTGGCCGACTTTATCACCGGGCAGAGCAAGAACCTGAACGGGTATAAGGACGTGCTGACGAGCCTGCCCGCCATTGTGGGGGCTGCGGTGAGCGCCTTTGCTAAGGAGTTCAAGGGCGCTGCCGGGAACGTGGAGAGCGCGGCGTCCAGGGTCTACGAGCCGGTGAAGGCCTTTTTCAAGGCACTGAAAGACGGATTTGACTCCATCAGCGGGACGGATATTTACCGGTTCCTGAGCCTTCTGGACGTGGGACTGCTCTCCTACGCCATCGCCCAGTTTGCCAAGGCCATGAACAGCCTGCGGAAGATGCTGGCAACTCCCCTGTCGAAGATGCTGGACAGCATTTCGGGAAGCTTCAACGCGCTGACGGGAGCTCTGAAAACATGGCAGAAGCAGGAGAGCACCAAGATCCTCACGGGCATCGGCTCGGCCCTGCTGATGCTGGCGGGGGCCATGTTCGTCATGAGCCGCATCGACCCGGAGCGGTTCGTCTGGGTGCTGAGCGCTACGGTGGTGCTCATCGCAGAACTGGTGACGGCGGCAAAGCTGCTGAAACCGGAGGTAAAGGCCTTTGACTCTGCGGTGAGCGGGCTCGGGTCTCAGCTGCTGAAAGCCTCGACCCTGTGGGGTTCTGCGGCGGCACTGCTGGGCTTGGCCGCGGCGACGAAGGCTCTATGTTCCGGATTCGTGGCCATCGCGGACGCCATCAAGGGCGAGAACTTTCTCCAGAACCTCACGGCTTTTGCGGCGGCAGTGGGCGCTATGGTTGTGCTGACACGGAACATGGGGCTGCTCATTGCGACCGTGAAGGCCCGCGACCTCGTGGTAGGCGGTGCGACGCTGCTTGGCCTTGGTGCTTCGCTCATCGAGATGGGCATCGGACTGCGGATCGTGGCCGGTGCAATAAAGCCTCTGAGTGAGGTGAAGTGGACGAGTCTCGTGAAAGCCGTAGTAGGAATGGGCGCACTGACGGCCTACCTCACCGCGATGGGAAGCATGCTCGTGCTGGCACAGGGCGTGACCGACACCATGCTCACATTTCAAAATGGACTCGCCATCGCGGCCATGGGCGGAGGCCTCTGGGTGCTGGTGCAGGGCATATGTGCGCTGGCGGGGCTCATCACCGAGAACGTGGACGACGGCACCCTGAACACCACGAAGCTCGAGTACGCCACTACGGCCATGAAGACCCTGATGATCCTCATGACGGCGTTGAGCGTACTTTCCAGCAAGACGAAGTTCAGCTCGGGTGCGGCGGTGCTGGCCATGGCAGGAGCGATGAACGCGGTGGCTGTGGCTGCTGCGGCACTGACACTCGTGCCTGTAGACAGCTTAAAAAAGGCGGCTGGGGTGCTTGGCGGACTCAGTGCCGCAATGGCAGCACTCGGTTACTTCGGCTCGGCAGGATGGAGCGAGGGCGCAGGCATTTTCCTGATGGCCGATGCACTCATGGCGGTAGCCGGGGCATGCCTGATGATGGGAAAAGTCGATTGGGAAGAACTTAAAAAAGCAGGCGCGTCGCTGGTAGTTTTGTCTGCTATCGGATTGGTTCTCTCGAAATTTGCCGGTCCGGCCAACTTCCTGAACGTCTCCACCGGAATGCTGGCCATGAGCGCTTCGCTGCTGGTGCTGGCACCGGCCATCCAGCTCATCGGCATGGCAAAGCCGGAAGCAGTGGGTCAATCGCTGTGGATATTTGCCGATACCATGATGGCAATGTTTGCAGGCGGCATGCTGCTGACCTGCATCCCGGAGCTTGCACTCGGACTCTCGACTCTGGCAGCTGCCTTTGCCAAGTTTGGCAAGGGAATGCTCTACCTCGCCGGTGCGGGAGCGATATTCGGCACACTGGCGCTGTTTGCCGACCCGCTGTGTACGGCCATCATCAACGCCGCTCCGGACATCGAGGATGCTCTGGTGGCAGTGGTGACACTTATTTGCAACGCCATCAACAACTGCGCCGAACCCATCGGCGAGGCCTTTACCACCATGTGCAAGGTGCTTATCCAGACGGCCATCGACCTCATCGGCTGGGCATGGAGCGGCGAGGGCGGCGAAGGCGATGGCATCAAGGGCGCGCTGGAAGAGCTGGGAAAGAACATCTGGGACGGCATCCGGGGCATCTTTTCGCCCTTCAGCGACAATGGAAACTTCCAGCAGAGAAACATTGCTTTCAAGTTCAACCCCGATTTCAAACCCCAGCGCATCAATGTAGCAGATGTCTTTACGTTCTCCGGTGCAAAAGACGACGCCGAAAAAGAGGGTAAGGAGATCGGTGAAAATGTCGCAAACGGAGGGGCGAAGGGCGTCGAGGAAAACAAAGCCCGCGCAACGGGTGCTGTACAAGGCATGGTGGACGATACCATAGATGCCGCCAAGAAGGGGTATGACGTCAATAGTCCTTCCAAGGTCTTCGAAGAGATCGGCCGGTATATCACGGAAGGCCTTGCCATCGGCATCCAGGACCCGGGCGCTCTCGGTGGCGCACTGGCAGGGATGCAGACCGTGGCGAAGAGCATCCGAAGCATCTTTACGACTTTCTGGGGCATCCACTCGCCGAGTCAGCTGGCGGAAGAGGACGGACGGAACATCGTGGAGGGACTGCGCCTTGGGATCGGAGACCCCGACCTGAGAAGCCAGCTCTATGATGCAAGCTATGATTCCGCTTCGCAGGTGCGGGACGCTGTGGGCGCGGCACTGGACGAAGCCAAGAAGACGGCCTCGGACAAGATACTGGAACTTTATGACATCATGCGGCAGGCGCAAACCTTCGGACTTTCCAGAGGCACGGGCGGTTATACGGTAGGCGGAGTAGAAGTACCCTACAAGGCTGGTGCATCCAAGGATCTTTTCTACGACACACAATATAATAAAGCCGCAAAGGCTGCTCAGGAGGCTGCCGAGAAAGACGCCAAAGAAGACGCCAGGAATACTCCCTATCTCGGCGCGGACTGGAAGCCAAGCTCCATGTGGGACAAGGCGACGGAAGCGCTGCGAAAGTACCAGAGCGGCGAGATCAAAGCGAAAGACGCCCTGAAGGGCCTGACTGGCGAGGCAAAGGACTGGGTCGCAAAGCAGATCGGAAGTGCTCTTGGTCTGAAGGGCCTTGACCCGAGCGAATATGCTGACCTCATCCTCGAGCAGTACAGCGGTTATCTCCCCGACGACAGTACAGGCGCTTCCACTGCATCTTCCGGCAAGAAATCCTCGAGCAAGGGTAAGACTCTGGCCGAGACCATCGCCGAGAAGTACACGAAGGAACTGAAGTCCAACAAGTACCTCCAGAATGCCGCCGACAAGGAATACAGTCTCTGGGAAGCAGACGAAGGCGACACTGCTTCCATTGAAGCCCTTATCGAGAAAAAGGGTGAGACGCTGGCGAAGAGCATCGAGCTGCAGACAGCCCGTGTGGACATCGCACAGAGGCAGTACGACGAACTGGTCTCCCGGGTGGGAGCCGGCGACGACAAGACGAAGGAAGCCTACAACACTCTGCTGGACGAGAAGAAGAACCTCCTCGACTTACAGCAGGCGAAGTTCGAGAACACTTACAAAACAGCTCTGGAACGGTACGAGAGCGACGACAAGGTGGCTCAGAGCGAATACCAGCTCTGGGCGGACACCTACGAAAAGACCGCCTCCGTGACCGAGAAGAGCAACAAGAACATCGAGACCATCAACAAGCGTCTGGCCATCCAGAGCGAGAAGACCGCCCTCGCGGAAAAGGCGTGGGTGGAAACGAAGGATGCCCTCGGCGAAGCAAGCCTTGTGACCCAGCAGGCTTACCGGGACTATCTGGAAGCGCGGCAGGAACAGCTGGAGCTGGAAAACGAGCTGGACAAGGCGCAGCTTGCAGCGTTTGACGACCTTTCGAATTTCTATGACAGCCGCATCTCCATGGTGCAGAAGCGGATGAACCTGCTGGACAAGCTCTACAACGACGGCGACCTCAGCGGGCGGGAAGACGCCTATGCCAGCGCGGTGGAGCAGTACGGCAAGGACAGCATCGAGGCACGGAGAGCGGCAACACAGGGTACCATGACGGCCCTGATGGGCGTGAACAGCGCACTGACCAGCATGAGATGGCAGTTGAGCAAGGTCACGGCCATGCAGCAGAAGTACCAGACTGCCCTCGAACAGGCCGGAGGCAACCGCTACGATGAGACTGTCATGGCCGCTTACGAGGACATGATGGAGACCCGCTCGACCTTTGCGGACTATGTGGGGAATCTGGCAGACGCTTTCAACGTGAGCGACGCCACGAAGAAGGCCATGATGCAGTTCGGCGACGCCATCGCTCAGAACTGGAAGCCCATTCAAAATGGATTCATGGTGGTGGCCAAGAAGATGAACCCGAAGCTGGTACAGGGATTCTCTGACCTGTTCGGCCTCTACATGAAAGACGGAGCCAGCGAGACCGTGGCCGCTGCTACCAACACCGTCGTTGCAGCCATGAGCGGAGACTGGGCCAGCGCGGTCGCCAGCGGGCTGACTGCGGTGCTCGACGTAGTTGGCACGGACTTTGGCCAGACCCTGACCGAAGCCATCAGCACCGCGCTGAAGAATGCCTTCAGCGGGAACGGGCTGTTTGCACAACTGCTGACGAAGCTTTTTGGAAGCATCGACCTCGGCGGAAGCGGAAGCTCAGGCGGCTTCCTCTCGAACATATGGCAGTGGCTCAAGGGCGGTGCATCCGCCGCGAAGAGCTTTCTGGGCGGAGCGTCGAAAGCGGCCGCAGGAGCCAGCGGAGCGGCAAAGATCATCCCGGTGCTTGAAGGCGTCGGCACGAGCGCACAAGGGGCTGCCGTCGGCGCGAAAACCGCAGCGAAGGCGCTGGGGCTGGCCGGTAAGGCTGTGACCACCGCAGGCACGAAGGCGGCCGGCATCCTCGGGACAGTGGGAGGCGGTGTTGCCAAAGTCGCGGCAAGTCTTGGCCCGCACGGTCTGCTGGCTGCTGCTGTCATCGCAGGAACGGTCGCCGTGGGTACTGCTGTGGTGAAGAACTGGGACAAGGTGAAAGAAGCCGTCGGAAACGCATGGAGCTGGATCAAGGAGAAGGCTTCGGGACTCTGGGACGGCATGAAGAGCATCGGCGGAAACCTCATGAGCGGCCTTGCCACCGGCGTGAAATCCGCTGCCAAATTTGGCCTGAAAGTGGCTCTGAGCCCTGCTTATGCCATCATCAGCGGATTCAAGCATATCCTCGGCATCCACTCGCCCTCGAAGGTCATGGCCGGTATCGGTGAATACGTCGTCGAAGGCCTGACCAGAGGTATCGTCTCTACCGAAGGCGAAGCAGAAAAGGGCATGGACGAAGTGGGCGGAGCTGTCATCCGCAGTGCGCTGGCGACGACAAACGCCATTGCTGATCATCTCTCGACTGACAACCATCCCAGCATCACCCCTGTGGTAGACCTTTCGGATGCGTCGAGGAGCAGCGCGTGGCTGAACAGCGCCTTTGCCGACCGGAAAGGAACCATCAGCATGGCGGCGACTGTGACCGGACGGATGGCACGCAGGGCCGAGACCCCCTCGAGAAATCAAAATGGATACGAAACTGCCCCTGCACAGACCCAGTCGAACCGGGATGTGGTGGAGGCCGTGAAGACCCTTGGCGAGCGCATCGACCGGGTGGCAGAGTCCGTGAAGGGCATGAAAGTCGTGATGAACGGCCACAAACTTGTCGGCGAGATAAAGAGCGACATCAACGACGCCGTGGGCGACATCATCGAGAAAGGGTGGTAAGGCGTGAGCATCCTTCAGACTGTTGTGCCGGAATGGGCCGACGGATTCACGAGCCTCGTATTCCATATCCCCGCCGATGCACCCGTGAAGGTCATCCGGACAGGAGAGCTGAACCTTGTGCCTGCCGGGCCGCTTCTCATCGAGCCTTTCGACGAGAAGATAACAACACTGGATGCCGCTCCGTGGCACGGTACCATCGAGCGTACCCCTCTGAAAGACCGGGTCTTCGGGAATGCGGAGGGCAGCTGGGAGTTCTATTATGTCGCAGATGGCCAGAGCCACACGTTCTGGGACTGCTACATCCAGATGAACATCCCGAAGGACGCCGACCGGTACATGACGACAGCCAGCACATGGACTTCGACCTATCACACCCTGCTCCACTGTTTACAGGGTCGGCGGATGCTGGTGGACGTGCCGGATGGAAAAGGGAGCATAAAGACTTATAAGGGGCGATGCTGGGTGAGCGGCTACTCCGCAGACCAGAACGGGCAGATAAAAGTGACCATCTCATACAGCCTTGCCCCGCCCGAAGTTTCGTAAAGCGCAGTGCTCTGCTGTATTTTTGCAGCAGGGCATTACAGTTTACGAAAAGATTTTTGGAAGAGCGCTTACAGGGGAGCCCTTGGCATGTCGGGCAAGTTACGAGTGGACGAAGGAAGTCTTGTTTGGACGGGAACAGTAGTGCGCTGCTACAGAGGGAAGGTGGATAGTATGGATATGCCGCACGGGATAACAATAGGAAGCATCCACACATGGAAAGACCTTTATCTGATACCGGTATGCCGCCCCATCGTACAGGCCCCGACCGAAAAGATCATGACCCTCGACATCGAGGGATTGAACGGAACGGCAGACCTTTCTCACAGCCTGACAGGGTATCCTGTGTTCAATGACCGGGAAGGAAGCTGGCAGTTTTATCTGGACACGGAGCGGTATCAGGAAGAGCATGGTTTCTACGGCCCTGTCGGCGATATGGCATACCGGGACATCCAGCAGAAATTGCTGGCGGAGATGAAAGCGCCATTCCGGACGAAAGTCATCCTGGACGACGAGCCGCTGGTGTACTACATCGGCAGGGTATGGGTGAGCGGAAAGCCGTCGTATCAGTACGACCACGCAAAAATTACCCTGCAATACCGATTGTACCCGTTCAAATATCTCGTGAAAGAGCCGAACGGCGACTGGCTGTGGGACCCTTTCTGCTTTGAGACGGACCTTGCAACGCCGCAGATGAAGAATGTGGCGATAAAGGCTGGCGAAGAAAAAACTTTCACGCTGGTGGACTCGGACAAGCCTTCGGCAGTCTTTGTGACCAGCAGCGGAAAGGCAGCGGCGATGCTCGGAGACGTAAATGGAGGAAACTACACCCTTATCACCGAGGATTTCGCCACAGACATAGACGCCACGGAAGGCATCGAGAGCACAGAACTTGTATACTTCTTCCAGACACGTCAGCACCGACTTTCGCTGGAAGAGGTAAAGATGCCCGTAGCACTCATGGCTGGAAATTTCATCGGCAGTGTACGGAACAGCAAGCTCACCGTGACACTTGGGGTAAGACGAAAAGGAAGCACTGTTTTGCTTGCGGCTGTCGTGTGGAAAGGCATGGTCAATGACTATTATGGCAAGACTGTGACCGTCGGAGGAGCGATGAAAGCTGCACTCGAGCCAAACACGAGCTATGAGTTCGTGCTCACGGGCGAGACAGAGGGATTTCTCGTTGGAAATGATAGCATCCGGCTGCTTGGCACCGTCACCCACGACGGTGAAGAAAAACCGAATGAGAGCAGTTATGTTCAGCTCAAAGCCGGAAGCACAGAGCTGAAAGAGGGAACCGGCATCCGGACATGGTTTGGCGGAACGATGAGCTTTTATGCCGGCGACGGTGCGGTGCTGACACCGGAAAAGACCGTGAACATCGGCACGATGGACGCTACACTGAACAGAAGCGGACGGACAGTCGTGGTGCAGGCTGACGAGGCCATCATGGTGAGCGTGGAATACAGGCCTGCATTTTTATAGTGTGCTACTACAGAGGGCAGAGCGATATGAGATACAAAGTATACGCCGGAAGAGTGGCAGTGGACTTCAAAAACTCACTGGGTACACAGACAGCCCGCTTCCACTGGACCGAAAAAGTGCTTGTCTATGACTCCTACGGAGATTCGATTGAAGGAGAAGAAACAGACGGCATCCTCGCTGAACCAGAAGTGGAACTGGAAAACAAGGCGGCGGGTACATTCAGCTGCCTGGTGCCTTACCAGGTAGAGACCCGTTTCGGAACCATAAAAAATCCATATTACAGCAATTTTCTCCTGGGCCAGACCTGGGTCATGGTAGAAGAGGACGAAGAGTGCATCTTCTTTGGCCGGGTAACAGGTATTGAAAAACAATTCGAGCTCGACCTCGAAGTCACTGCCGACGGCATTCTGGACGAGCTGTCGCGGATGCAGACGAAGCTGGACGCCGGGAGTTACCAGACGACAAGCAGCTCCGGGAGCATCCTCGAGCTGATGATGCACCCGAACCAGAGCGATAAGGGATACAGCCCCGTGAACTGCATGGAGCGGGGGCACGTGACTGTGGACAGCAAGAGCATCAGCACGGAGGAAAGCGGTACACAGGTCGGAAGCTACTGGAGCATCCTGACGACATATCTGCTGGAGCACAAAAAAGGAAGAGACGGATACCTGCGCCTGAGGCTTGCAAATGACCCGGGTACAGAAGATTATTTTTTCTACTACGACTACCTGAAGGAAGAGGATGTCCCGCGCACCGAACAGACCATTGAATACGGCGTGAACATGCTGGATATGTCTTTCGAGGAAAAGAGGACATCGGAACTCGTGAACAGCGTCACGGCACACGGCATACAAAAAGTGAAAAAAGGCTGGTGGATATTCTCCAAGACGACCTACGAGTCCATCTCCAAAAGCGCTAAAAATGATTTTTCCATTCTGGCCTACGGACTGAACTCGCGGCACATCTATGTGGACGGGCAGGCTTCGACAGAAGATTCCCTCTACAAAGCGGCATTGGAGGAGCTGGACAACTATAAACAGGTCGTCGAGCCGGCGCTAACCATCAAGGCCTTTGACCGGCGAGATGCGGGCGAGAATGTGGACAAGCTGGGATTCCTGCTGCGCACCCGGATACTCTCGACCCCCCATGATATTGACCGGTGGATGGTCTGCACGAAAGTAAAACTGCCGCTGGATGCAGTCAACAGTAAAGAGTTCACCTTCGGACTGACGAGCAAGAAGCTCTCAAGGCGATTTGACAGCCTTACCGCGGTAGTCAGCCGGCTGAAAGATGCTCTGAACGGTCTGGTCGGACACGTCAACGAGATAAGCGAGACGAGCCGACCTTAAAAAGCAAGTGAAAGGAGGAGCGGAATGACCTACGATGAAGTGCTCGCATTGCTGAAAGAAGAGGTCACCGGTGTCCGGAAGGCCATCTACGGCGTGGAAGTGCGTGAATACATTGCACGTTCTATGGAAGTCGTCATTGAGATGGTGCGGCTGGGTATCGAGCGGATGAAAGAACTGGCGTCAGATTCGAAGAACAGCGCAGACGCCTCGGCGAAAAGCGCCGCAGAGTCAAAGAAGAGCGCGGCAGAATCGAAAGCATCGGCCAGCCAGTCGGAAGCCAGTGCGAACCGGAGCAAGGCAAGTGCGGATGCTTCCGCAAAGAGCGCAAGCGAATCTGCCGCAAGCGCCGCAGCCGCAAAGAAGAGCGAGACGAATGCCAAAAGCAGCGAGGACTCGGCAAAGCGATATTCGGACAAGGCGAAAAACGTCATTGCAGAAGCCAAATCGGAATATAGTGGCGGCTACTACAAGACCTATGACCTGACGGCTCTGAAGGACAGCTGGAAGAAACTTTCTCCTGTCAAGGGGCCATACCAATACTATTGCGACATCGCAGTCCCCGACCTGACGGAGAGACATTCGCCATTCTGTTCGACCGGGCTGGAAAGCTATGCGGCAGCGGTGGCGGCAGGGCTGGCGAATGCGGTCGAGACGCGAAATGGCGCGCTCCGGCTTTTTGCCATCCGGGTGCCGGCGAAGGACATCGAGCTTGTGCTGACGATTTTTGGGGTGGGGACGACTTCTTACGAGCTGACCCTGCCCGTCCGCGACTGGGTCAAAATGGAGTCTGCCATCGGGCCGAACCAGTATTACTGCGATGTGGAAGTGCCGGGATGCCTTTCGACCATGACTCCGCTGGGGACTACCGCTCTCGAGAACTTCGAGGCGGCTTCTCCGGCGGGGCTGGCCAGCATGATAGAGACCTATGATGGCTATGTGCGCTTTTATGCCGTGCGGAAGCCGACGGCGAACATCGACGTCATCGTAGCGCTCATCAAGAAAGAAGAGCCGGTCAACACCCCTGCTACCCGGGACAAGCTGGGTCTGGTCAAGATAGGCGACGGCATGAACGTGACCAGCGGCGGCAGCATCTCGACGAGAGCTGCGACCGACAGCGAGTTTGATGCTATGATGGTTCGTGTCTTCGGGGGAGGGGTGACGAATGGCAGGTGAAGTAATATCTGCAACGCTCAGCCAGCTGGAAGCTTTTGGCACAAAGGTCGTGACTGATTTTTCCGCCCTGACGGCACGGGTGCGGAGCCTCGAAAGAGCCGGAGGACAGCCGAACATCATCGAGAAGATCCTGGTGAACGGCATTCAGCTGGCTGTGGACGGAAACAAGGCAGTGAATTTCAGCGTGCCGACGAAAACAAGCGAACTCGAGAACGATGCAGGATTTCAAAATGGAACACAGATCGATAAGAAGCTCTCGACCAAGGCTGACAGTGGGCATGACCACGACGGGCGATACTTCACCAAAGAGCAGGTGAACAGCGCCATTGCGGGGAAAGCGGACACCGGCCATACACATGATGATCGGTATTACACCGAAAGCGAGATGGATGCGAAGCTTGGCGGCAAGGCGGATGCGGAACACTCTCATGATGACCTGTATTACGCCAAAAGCGAAGTGGACGACAAGTTTTCTGACGTGGCAGCGCCGGCATGGGACAGTATCAGCGGCAAGCCGACTGCTTTTACGCCGACTGCCCATACCCATGATGACCGGTATTATACGGAAGCAGAGGTCGATGCGAAGCTTACGGGAGTGGCGGCGAGCGGACATAACCACGACGACCGGTACTACACCGAGAGCGAGATGAACACCAAGCTGAATGGGAAGGCGAACGCCAGCCACACTCACAACTACGCTGGTTCGTCCAGCGCGGGCGGTGCGGCAAACTCAGCCAACAAACTGAACAAGAACGCGGGTTCTGCTACGCAGGGAGTATACTTCAAGGATGGTGTGCCGGTCGCTATGACCTACACGCTGGGCAAGAGTGTGCCTGCGGATGCAAAGTTCACGGACACCAACACCTGGCGCGGCGTGCAGGACAACCTGACCAGCACGGCCACCGACCAGAGTCTGAGCGCAAATCAGGGCAAGGTGCTGAAAGGCCTCGTGGACGGCAAGGCAGCGTCCAGCCATACCCATGACGACCGGTACTACACCGAGAGCGAGATGAACGCCAAGCTGAATGGGAAGGCGAACGCAAGCCACACCCATGATGACCGGTACTACACCGAAAGCGAGATGAACACCAAACTCAACGGTAAAGCCAACAGTTCCCATACCCACAACTACGCCGGGTCTTCGAGTGCGGGCGGCACGGCCAACTCGGTCAACGGCCTGACTTTTGCCGCCCAGACCACCGACCCGGGGGCGGGAAGCAGCCTTGCCACCAACAAGGTGCTCATCGTATATGCATAAGGAGATGACAGCATGGCATACGGCCCTATGAGTGTCGGAAGCGACGGGACTTTCAACCTGCTTACCGACAAGACACTGATCACCGAGGATATGCCTGCGGACGCGAAGGCGGTGGGCGACAAATTCAAAATGGTATACACGAAGACCGAAACGGACGGCAGGCTGAAGGGAAAAGCCGACAGCTTTGTCAGCCAGACGAATGACCCTGGTGCAGGAAGCGCACTTGCAAACGGAAAACTCCTTGTAGTTTACGTCTGAGGAGGTGAAACTTCAAAATGGCAAAAGCAGTTTATGTGGGCGTTGACAGCAAAGCCCGCAAGATGAAAAAAGCCTACATCGGCATCGGCGGCACGGCCCGCAAGGTCAAGAAGATGTACATCGGTGTCGGAGGCAAAGCGAGGCTGTGCTACAGTGCAGAGCTGGAATATGTGGGAACGGCGACAGCGCTGAGTGCTGCACGAACATTCCCTGCTGCTGCAAGCGTCGGAAATTATGCGCTCTTTGGTGGCGGAAAGATGGGCAATAGTTGCTATGCTACAGTGGATGCATATAGCGCCTCGTTGACTAGGACTACGCCTACACAACTACGCCAAGCAGTCTATGAATTGGCGGCTGTAACGATTGGCAACTATGCACTTTTTGCTGGTGGATCAGCCAGCAGTGGTGCTAGATTAGCGTCTGTAGATGCCTATAGTAATTCGCTGACCCGAACATCTGCAGGCAATCTGAGCGTTGGAAAAGACCAACTGAGCGCAACAACGATTGGCAACTATGCACTTTTTGGAGGTGGCAGTGGGAAGGGTGTTAAACCTTCGGGTATCGTGGACGCTTATAATGCATCTCTCACCAAAACGAGTGTGGCAAATTTGAGTGTTGCAAGAAATAATTTGGCTGCAACGGCGGTTGGGAAATATGCTCTTTTTGCTGGTGGATATGCTGATGATAATGTTGTTGCAGACACTGTTGATGTCTACGATACCTCGCTTACCCGGACATCGGCATCCGCATTGAGCGTACAACGACATGATCTTAGTGCGACAAATGTTGGAAATCATGCACTCTTTGGTGGCGGAAATAGATTCAATAATCGTTCTAGCCAGACACAAATAGTGGACGCCTACGACACCTCGCTTACTCGGACTACGCCAGAAAAAATGAGTGAGAACAGAGCACTCGCTGCTGCAACGACGGTCGGCGACTATGCACTCTTTGATGGCGGGGCCTATAAACAACAAAATGTAGATGTTTACGATGCTTCGCTTACACATACGACCATGCCCTTGTTGTGCAATTCGTATAACGAAGGCATTGCCGCCACAACGGTTGGAGATTACGCACTTTTTGGTGGCGGCGGTATGAACTTTTTCTATATGGACGCATCCGATGCCGTCAATGTTTACACCGCATAAAAGAAAAGGAGAAATCAAAATGGCACGATACAAAATTTACGACAACAAATCTGACGTCA